AAGAGCCGCTAAGCTTGGCACGGTCAAGACCGACGAAAAGAACGCCGCGACTGATCTCATCAACCTTTTTAGCGGCTATGGAGGAACCTAACATGCCTGGAATGAAACCCTACGGAGCCAAGCCCGCTGGCAAAGGCGGAAGAATGACCCCGCCGCGCACGCCTCGCAGGCCCGCGCCATCTCGCAAAGGGAAATAAACCATGGGTGCGCCCGTCGTTTCACAAGCCCTTGAAGTCCGCACCGCCACGATTGCCAACGGCGCGAGCCTGTCGGACGCTGTGGATCTTGGCGGGCGCAAGTTGGTCGCCATCGTTATGCCATCGGGCTGGGACGCTGCGTCGCTGACCTTCCAAGCCTCGCCCGATGGCGTGACTTATTACAACGTCTACGACAGCGCAACAGAGCGCTCGCTGACTGTTGATTCAAGCCGTTTCCTTCACGTTGACATGGAAGACTGGCTTGGCGTGCGGTTTCTAAAGCTGCGCTCTGGCACAGCTGCGACGCCGGTCGATCAAACCGCAGCGCGTACTTTTACGCTTATCGTGCAACCTTAGTTATTGGGGGTTAAGATGCCTCGCGTATCCGGTTCAGCTTGGCCTTGGCTCCTAGCCGACGACAGTGACGCCATCGTCGGCGTGCGCAGCGGCAACATCGATCAGCTGTTCGTCTTTTCTAACGACGATGCGCTGAACATCGATATGTCGAACCTGGCGGCGACTTGGAACGCCTCTGGCACGACCTTCACCGGCATTGGGCTCAATGTGACCGACACCGCCTCCGCAGCGGGCAGCCTGCTCATGGATTTGCAGGTGGGTGGGACTTCTCAGTTTAAGGTCAGCAAAGGCGGACGCATCACAGCCCAGACCCTCACCATCGGTTTAGGCGGCCAGACGGCTGTTGCGGAAAACACCGCGCTGGGTTTTGAGGCGTTGCATAGCGCGAGCTTGACGGGGCAATATAACACGGGTTTGGGTTACAAAGCGTTGACCGCAAACACGGCGGGGCAGCAAAATAATGCAGTTGGCGTCCAGGCTTTAATTAACAATACCACAGGCAATTTTAATAATGCTTTTGGCGTCGATGCGGTAAGGTCCAACACGACCGGATCATCAAACACGGGCATTGGTCAAGAGGCTCTGAGATTAAACACAACGGGCAGTTCTAACAGTGCGGTTGGCGAAAACGCAATACGTTCAAACACGACAGGCGGCAGTAATAGCGCGGTAGGTGTCAGCGCCCTGCGCAATAATGACACTGGTGGGGGAAATTGCGCATTTGGTGTAAACGCGCTGAGAAATTTTAACACGTCAAATAATGTTGCGATTGGTTTTGAGTCATTAATTGGTAATGCTACAGTAGCAAACAATACGGGCGCAAACAACATCGCCATTGGATATCAGGCCGGTGACGCTATTACTTCCGGAAGCACAAACATCGCCATCGGCTATCAGGCAGACGTGGACAGCGCCACAGCGTCCAACCAAATCAATATTGCCGACCGCTACTTCCACGACCGCATCCGCCTGCTTGAGCGCACAAGCGACCCCGCCAAGCCCACTGAGGGCAACTGCATCGTCTGGATGTCTGACGGCACCGGACTTGGCGATGATGGCGACGTGATCATCTCTTCGACCGCAGGCGGCGTCACAAACTACGCAATCCTGTTCGACCACAGCGCCGGAACACTCTGGCCTTAATAAGGGATATGGACAATGAAAAAGTTTACAGTAGCTGAACAAATTGCAAATTATTACAGCGCGATGATGGACAGCGTGAACCTGATCAACTCCCTCGTGCCAACAGAAAACGCAGACGATCTTGACACGCTTGACCGCAATGTCCGTCACCTTGAGCAGATGCTGCTTAATGACTGGTGGGCAGGCTACGATCTCGCGCCGATCACCGCAGCAATCACGGCAGGCAAGCAATGAGCAGCAAAGCATTCGACAATGTTCAAACGCTAAATGCGGTAATTAATACTATTCAAAAAGTTAACACGGTAATTAGCGTAAAAGATTACGGCGCAAAAGGAGATGGTGTCACTAATGACACCGATGCTTTTGCGTTAGCATCGGCTGCGATTAATGCAGCAGATGGCGGAACGCTCACAATTCCTCCAGGTCTGTATATTGTTGGAAAGCAGGTGTTTGCAGGCGCAACGGGAAAGGGTTTTGCATATGGAGATCCTGCGGGGTCTTTTGGCGCGCCATCGGCCATAAATATTAAAAATTGCACGTTGCCAGTAGTGATACAGGGAAACGGAGCAGTTTTAAAAACAGCGTCCGGACTTCGTTTTGGTGCGTTTGATCCCGTAACGGGTTTGGCAATTAACCCAGCATTACCAAATTTTAACCAAGATTTACGTGGTCAATTGCCAGTTTTAATAAATCTGGAAAACAATAAAAGCGTTGCCGTGCATGATTTGGAATTAGACGGCAATATCAATGCGATGATTATTGGGGGGCAGTGGGGAGACACGGGATATCAGTGCTCAGGCGGCGGGGTTCGCGCGTATCTTAATGACAGTTTATTGTTGTCGAATATATACGCCCATCATCATGGATTAGATGGTTTTGAAGTTTCGCGCGTGGTGACCGCCTCAACGCAGCCCAGATACCCGCATCTGATTACAAACTGCCGCAGCACTTATAACGGACGGCAAGGTTTATCATGGGTGGCCGGAAACAGCTTGACGGTGATCAATAGTGATTTTTCCCACACTGGCAAAAATGGTTTGATAGCGTCTCTTCCATGCGCTGGAATTGATATTGAACCAGAGGGGTCAATTATTCTGGGAGGGACTTTTATCAATGTGCGTTGTTTTGATAACACGGGCGTCGGCATGGTTGCTGATGTTAGTGGATCAAAAGATTGCACATTTATATCCTGTGAATTTATCGGCACAACAAGCTGGTCATTCTGGTGTACACAGCCGCGTTTCAGGTTTGAAAATTGTCTGTTTGTTGGTTCTGCGGTTAATGCTGGTGGTTCAACAGACCCGGAAAACGCATCCAAATATTATGGATGCCGATTTGTTCTGGACACATCTTATTCCCCTTCGGGGATAATTTTTACAGGAAGCCCTGTCACTAATCGATTTGAACTGGCACAAAGTCAGAACGTGGTTTATACTGATTGCATCTTTTTTTCTGCTTCAGGCTATCAGTTGCCGTTCTGTGCAGGAGGAGCCAACAGCGCGACATTCCAAAATTGTTATTTTGAACAAGTCGGCACAGGCACATCTTTCACAAAAGGACAGTTTACGGGAAAAAACACTTTTGTAACTGGTGGGACAAATGATTTTTCCGGGTCGTTGGTTTTTGGCCCTGTTATTGTTAACGGCGGAGAATACAAAACTATTATTCTTCCTGAAACTGAAACGCTAAAGTTTCGGGCTAATAATAATGTGTCGGGCGGAAAACAAGTCAGGTGGGTTTCTCATTATGACCCGACGGTATGGGCTGCGGCAGTTGGCGGCGCGATTGTTGGGGATGTGGTTTTAGATCCTAGTCCAACAGCAGGCGGCAATATTGGCTCCGTTTGTACCACAGCTGGTAATCCGGGGACGTGGAAAACATTCGGGGCAATCAGTGCTTAAAACCGGATCCTCGCAGAAGACCATCAGCACCAACATCCGCACCGAGAAGGCGGCTTAAGCTAAGGATGAACCGGAATAATGACCAACGTCATCGACGCCCCCATCGTCACCCGCCTATCGCTCAACCCCGAACGCGTGCTTGAAGCCGCCCTCGGCAAGCTGAGCGATGTAGTCATCATTGGCTACACGCATGATGGCAAAGAGTACTTTGCATCGTCCGAAGCCAACGGCGCGGAAGTGGTGTGGCTGTTGGAGCGGGCTAAGCTTCAGCTCTTGCGCATGGGGGACGGCGACAATGCCTCTTAAGCGCGGTTCATCCAAGGCAACAGTGAGCGCCAACATTCGTACGGAAATGGCGGCGGGCAAACCGCAAAAGCAAGCGGTGGCCATCGCTCTCAGCAAGGCTGGAAAGAAGAAGAAGTGATCGAGTTTGACCCTTTCGATTTGCCAACGCAGAACCGCGCCGAGAACGACCGGCGGCACGCTGTCGCCTTGGATCGGCGAGCAGAGGCTGAAGACTGGCAATGGCTGATGACCAGCAAAAAGGGCCGGCGCATCATGCGAGACCTGATTGATCACTGCGGCGTGGCGCGGTCTTCGTTTGCCAGCGGCAACGAAACCTTCTACCGAGAAGGTAAAAGGGCTGTCGGGTTGTATGTGCTGCGCCAGGCTTGGACGCACGCGCCTGCGGCCTGCTTGGAGATGCTGAAAGATGAGTGATGTTCCCGAAACCTTGATGACGGCGGCTGAGGCCAATGCATCGACGGAAGCCCCCGCCGCTGAGACGTCGGCGACGGAGGCACAGCAGCCGGTCCCCGCCGGCGACACGCCGCCCTCGGAAAACCAGCCCGAGCAAAGCGGTGAAGAGGTCAACTATGCGTTCCAGTTTGCCGAGGGTCTAGAGGTTGATCCGACCTCGCTCGACGATCTCAAGACGCTCGCGAAAGACCTCAAGCTGCCATTGGACCAGGCGCAGAAGATCGCCGATCTTGGAGCCAAGCAAGCCCAGCGATGGGCCGAGGCGCAGGAACAAGCGATCAAAGACGCTACAGCCCAGTGGATCGAGCAGGTGAAAGCGGACAAGGAAATCGGCGGCGAGGCCAATCTCGCTGTCGCCAAGACCGCTCTGAGCCAGTTTGGCACCCCTGAGTTGACAGCGCTGCTTAACGAAAGCCGGCTAGGAAATCACCCGGAAGTCATCCGGTTTTTCCTCAAGGTCGGCAAAGCAATCGGTGACGACGCTGTGATCCCCGGTTCCCGCACGACCAATCGTGCGGCTGATCCGGCCCGGCGTATGTATGACAATAGCAACCTCGCATAAGGACTAAGCCCCATGGCAACCCTCTCTACCATTCACCCCACGCTGATGGACGTGGCCAAGCGCCTCGATCCTGACGGCAAGATCGACACCATCGTCGAGATCCTGGCCGAGACGAATGAAATCCTCGAGGACATGGTCTGGATGGAAGGCAACCTGCCGACCGGCCACCGCACTACGATCCGCTCCGGCCTGCCGGCCCCGACGTGGCGCAAGCTCTATGGCGGCGTCCAGCCGACCAAGAGCCGCACCGTGCAGGTCACGGACACCTGCGGCATGCTTGAGGCGTATGCCGAAGTGGACAAGGCCCTTGCCGATCTCAACGGCAACACGGCGGCGTTTCGCTTGTCGGAAGACCGCGCGCACATCGAGGGCATGAACCAAGAGTTCGCGTCCTCGCTGTTTTATGCGTCGGAAGCCACCGCGCCAGAAGAGATCACCGGCTTCGCTCCGCGCTTCAACCTCTCGACGGCGGAAAACGGAGAGAACATCATCCGCCAGGGCAACGCCCAGCCTGACGGCAGTGACAACGCCTCGATCTGGCTCATCTGCTGGGGCGAGAACACTTGCCACGGCATCTACCCCAAGGCGTCTGTCGGCGGCTTGCAGATGGCCGACAAGGGCCAGGTGACCATCGAGAACATCGACGGTTCTGGCGGGCGCATGGAAGCCTACCGCACCCACTATCGCTGGGATTGCGGCCTGTCCGTGCGTGACTGGCGCTATGTCGTCAGGATCCAGTATAACAGCGAAGATCTCGTTGGCGATGCGGCGTCCGGCCCAGACCTTCTGGACCTCATGACGCAAGCGCTTGACGTGCCTCCGTCGCTGACTTTGGGTCGCCCGGCGTTCTACATGAACCGCCGCGCTCGCTCCTTCTTGCGTCGCCAGATGCTCGAGAAGGTGGCGGGTTCGACCCTCACGATGGAACAGATCGGCGGCAAGCTGGTCCTGGCCTTCGCTGGCATCCCCGTGCGTCGCTGCGACGCCCTCCTCAACACCGAAACCGGCGTGGCCTAATAGCAGCCGCGTAGGAGATACGACAATGATTATGGACGAGAGACTTGAGTTTGCTGACAACGTGTCGGTGGCGGCCACGGCTGGCACTGCTCTGATTGGCGACGTAATCGACCTCGGCTCGACCACCTCGGATATCGGCAATGGTGAGCCGTTGTTTCTGGTGATCAAGACTGGCGCGACCGAGATCATCACTGGCGGCTCTGCCGGCACGATACGCTTCCAGCTTGTTTCTGACGCTGCTGCGGCGATCGCCACGGACGGAACTGCTACGGTGCATTTTGACACCAGCACGATTGTCACGGACGACGCTGCCGCAAACAGCGCTCTTTTAAACGCTGGCGCTACGATCGCCATGGTGGCTTTGCCGCTTGGCACATACGAGCGCTATCTCGGCGTCTTGTGCGTCACGGCTACCACGACGACCACGGCGGGCACGATCGACGCTTTCTTGACCAAGGATCCGTCGAAGTGGCTGGCGTTGCCTAATGCGCCTGGCGCGAGCATTGGCATTTAACGGAGGCTGACCAATGAAAACCGTGCGAGCAACCGCGCTTGGATACCACAACGGCTCACGGGTGCGGCCTGGCACGGTCTTTCAGGTCGCTAACGAAGCTCGGGCTAGCTGGTGGGAGGAGGTCACATCGCCCGCCCCGCCGGCGCCCGAGCCTCGTAAGACCCTGAAGCTCCCCGTTGAGCCAAAGACGACTGAACTGCTCTAACCTAGCGGGAGGCTTCGGCCTCCCGTCACCCTTTGAGGCGCGACATGGCCAGCGTGATCGATATCTGCAATCTCGCCCTGAGCCATATTGGCGACCGCGCCAATATCACGTCGATTGATCCGCCAGAGGGGTCAGTGCAGGCCGAGCATTGCGCCCGCTTTTACCCCATTGCGCGCGACACGCTCTTGCGCATGCACCCTTGGACCTTTGCCGTGAAGCGTGTGCAGCTTGCCAGCGCGGCCTTGATCGTCCCTGCGGCGCACCCTTGGCAATATAGCTACGC